ATACTCTTCAGCCTTAAACCTTGCCTCTGCAAAGCCCAGCGCCATGAGCCCGAGTGCGCCGATCACCAGCGCAGCCGGTCCCGCGGTCGCCGCGAACGCCGTCATGGTCGTCCCGATCGTGCTGACCGCTGTCATCAGCTGACCGATGCCGATGACCACCTTCCCGATGATCACCAGAGCCGGCCCGAGCGCTGCCACGAAGAGCCCGATCTGTACTATCGTGTCCTTCTGGGCATCACTGAGGCTGTTAAACCAGTTCGTCCACTCCTGGATCTTCGCGACCAGCTCGCGGATCTTCGGCGTCAGCCTGTCCCCGATCGAGATCGCCGCTTCTTCCAGAGCGGACTTCAAAATCGTAACCTGGCCGGACAGATTGTTCTGCATCGTCTCGGCCATCTGTTTCGCTGTTCCTTCGGAATTCGATATGGCGTCCGCCAGGGCTCCGAAATCCTTCTCTGAAGCGTTTACGATGGACAGCCAGCCCGCCATGGCCTCCTGGCCAAACAGTCCGGCAGCCGCTTCCGCCTGCTCCGCTTCGTCGAGATCCTGGAACTTTTCCCGGAGATCTTCCATCAGGCCCATGAGCGGCTTCATGTTGCCCTCTGCGTCCGTCAGGCTGATCCCGTAGCGCGCCATATAGTCCGCAGTCTGCTTCGTGGGCTTCGCAAGGCGTGTGAGCGCCGAGCGCAGGGCCGTGCCGGCCATGCTGCCCTTGATACCGCTGTTCGCCATGAGCCCGAGCGCGGTCGCGACATCTTCCACGTCGTAGCCGAGCGCTCCGGCCACCGGTGCCGCGTATTTGAACGACTCGCCCAGCATTGCCACGTTCGTGTTCGCAGAGCTTGACGCCTTGGCCAGCACATCGGCAAAATGCCCGGAGTCCTTCGCCTGGAGCCCGAAAGCCGTCATCGCGTCGGTGACGATATCCGAAGTCGTGGCGAGATCCAGACCGTCGGCCGCTGCCAGGTTCATGATGCCGGCGATGCCGTCCATCATGTCCGCCGATTTCCAGCCGGCCATGGCCATGTACGTGAACGCGTCCGCGGCTTCCGATGCCGAGAACTTCGTCTGCGCTCCCATCTCGCGGGCCTTGTCCCGCATCGCGGAGAGCTCGCTCTCCGTCGCTCCGGAGATCGCCTGCACCTTCGACATTCCGCTGTCGAAGTCTGCTGTGGTCTTGACCGCCGCCGCTCCGATTCCCGCGACAGCCATGGACACCGGCATCACAGCGTTGCCGATGTCCTCGATCTTGCCACCCGCCTTCTGCAGCTGTCCGCCGATCTGTCCGATCTTTTCGAATGCCTGATTGACCTTGGAAGCCTGCTGTTCCAGGCTCTTCAGCTTGTTCTCGGTGTCAATGATCTCGCGCTTCAGAGCGTCGTACTGCTCCTGCGAGATCTTCCCCTCCGCGAACTGCTGCTCGACCTGCTTTTCCGCTTCCTTCAGCGTCTCCAGCTTTTTCTTCGTTTCATCGATGGCGTCTTTCAGCAGCTTCTGCTTCTGGGCGGCCAGCTCAGTGTTTCCGGGATCCAGCTTCAGCAGACGGTTCACGTCCTTCAGGGCGGACTGTGTACTCTTGATCTCTCCGTTGACGTCTTTCAGTGCCTTCGACAGCCCTGTGGCGTCTCCGTTGATCTCTATGGTTATGCCTTTGATTCTGTCTGCCATACTGCTCCTTTAGAACTTGTCAAAATCCTCCTGCCCCGCCTTGTCCGGATACTTCACAGAGTCGTTCACCTTCTCCGTGAAGATGTCCAGCACCAGTCCGATCGACAGATCGTCCAGATCGCGCATGCTCAGCCCCGTCTGCAGGACCCGCAGGAGGAAGAGCGGCGTGTTCATTTCGCGGGTAGATGCGCGAATTTTTTTTTAGCTTCGCTCTCCGTCCTCGTGTTCAGCGCCCACAGATCCAGGAGCTCCGGAAGCACTTCGTAGATTGAAAAGGTGTTGAATCCTTCCAGCCACTCTTCGACCGTGTCCGCGATCGTGGGATCCGCGTGCTTTGCCATGATATAGGCCACATTTTCAAAGAGATCCAGCGCCTCCAGCGGCAGGTCGCTCGCCTGGGGATCCCTGCCGTCCAGCTGCTGCCGGAGCTTGTCCATGTCGCGGAAAATGTCTCTCTGGAACTTCAGGCGGTACATTCTCGGCACGGACGCCGATGCTTTAAAAGGCACCGGCGTTCCGTCGATCATGATCTCTTTTCTGATCATCTTCTTATGCCGGCCTCACCGGGACGGCTGCGTACCAGCTCTGGTACTTGGCGCTGTCAGTGGTGGGTCCGGTGGAAGCCTTCACGTTTCCGTCCGGAAGCGGAGATGCTGCGATGGTGCAGGTCTCGGTCTTCGGCTCGATCGCTTCCTCCTTAGTCTCGCCTTCCAGTGTCGGTCTGGTCGCCGTGCAGTTGTACAGGCAGTGGCGGATCGCGTTCTCGTCGCCGTCAAACTCGAACATAAGAGCAAACGGCGCCGGCTTTGCTTCGGCGTTCTCGTAGCGGATACCGCTGGAGTCCACTTCGTCCCCGAGAAGGTCCGTGTAGAAGCGTTCCGGGAACAGAGCCATTTCCAGGTCGCCCTCATAGCCGTTGTTCGCAGCTCCCTGCCAGTAGACGACGCCGTCCGCGAAGAACTTCGCGATCTCGCCCTGCGGCTCCATGGAAAGAGAGACGGCGCCAGGGATCGCCCACGGGGTGTCGTAGGTCACGCTCTCCCCGTCGTTCGTGAGCATCTTTGCCACATGCACATTTTTCAGGTTGTACTTAATCTTGTTTGCCATTTCATGCCTCCATTGTGAATGTTGTCATCCAGAGCGGCGGATCCTGGACCTGCTCCCTCTGCTGCCGGAACGCAAGCTCGTTCTCCATCAGCACGCGGCGCACTGCGTTCTCCGCGTCCTTGTCCATGTCATCCGCAAAAAGTCTGATTGTGATCCTGTGATGTTCGAAGAAACAGATGCCGTCCGCGAAGAACGTCTTGACGTCGTCGTCGTACTCCAGAAAAGGCGGAGGGAGCCTGTCCTTCTTCTCCTTTTCGATGTAGGACGGGTGGTCCGGGTCCATATAGAACCCGATCTGCTCAATGATCTCCCGGATCTGGTCTGAAGTTCTGGTCATTTCCTCATCTCCTGCGCCAGTTTCTCGGCGAAGATCTTCGCGCTTTCCTGATCCGGCACGATGTGCGGGTATCCCTTCGCCCTGGCGGGTCCCCCGTGTCCCCACTGGAGCAGATGCGTGAGGCTCGGCTTCTTGTTCTGGTACACTGTCGCTACCAGGGCCATGCTGCCGATGCCCTGCGCCTCTACTTTCCAGTTTCTCTTGTAGACTCCGGTCTTCTTCGGGGATTTCCCCGCCGTCTGCTTCTGCACGGTCTCGGCCGTGTATCTGACAGAGTCTCTGATAGCGCGATAGCTCAGCTCCTCGAATTCGTCGAGGGTCTTTCTCAGCTCATACCCGAGGCTCTCCATGCCGATCTTGTTGCTCATTTATTCCGCCTTCCTGTATTCGATCGAGGCGCTCCTGAGCGACAGCAGCCACGATTCCGGCCGACGGTCTGTCTTCCGGTCCTTCTGTGCCACTTCGTACTGCACCCCGTCGATCTCGAAGACGTCCCCCTGGTTCACCTTCGAATCGATCGGGACCCGGACCGCGCGGACCACTGTGATGCCGCTGATCTGTGCGTCCCAGAACCGGCGCTCGCCCACGGAGGCTTCCTGGAAATGGATGTATACCTGCTTGGGAGCCGTCAGGCGGCGGTTGAGGATGCCGAAGGACGTTCCCCATCCGTCGTTAAAAGTCTGGTATCCCAGGTGCTTCGTTTTAAGCATCTCCAGAGTCCTCCGTGTAGCCCATCGCTTCCGCGTAGCGGTCTGCATCCAGCTCCGCCCGCGCGGCAGTGATCTCCGTCGCGTAATCTGCCTGGAATGAGTCCAGCGCTCCGGACTCGGCCCGGAGCACATATTCGCAGAGCATCGCGGCATATCGCGTTCCCGGTTCGCAGGTCGCCGCGGGATCGCAGTATTTCCTGATGTACTGGATCCCGCTGTCTGCTTCGTTCCTCAGGCGCCTCTCTGTGGATTCGTCTGTATCGTAGGTGATATGCAGGTTGTCCTTAATCATCTGGATGATTGACGCTGTTACGAGAGACGCCATAAGTTACCTCCTTATCAGGCCTGTTCCTTCGTCTTGACGGTTCCCTTCACCTTCACCGGAAGGGCCGGAGCTTCAACGCCGGAGATGTCCAGGTACGCGAAGCTGGTGTTGTCCACCGGCTGTCCGCCGCCGTAGATCCTGGTGGAGTACACGCGGTTGTCCTCCAGGAACTGGTTCTCGTCGGAATACTCGATGACGCCGCTCACGCCGCCGTTGATGGCCGCGAAGTAGTTTCTCGCGATGCCGACGACCGCTCTGTTCTGCGGCATGTGCATGGATCTGACCACTCTGGTCGGATAGGTGTTGCTGATGAGATCCAGCACGCCCGCCGGCGTCACTGCGTTCTGCGCTCTGCGGACCTTCTTGATGTAGTCTCTCTGGTTCACCACCAGGATCACCTCGGCGAAGTTTCTGTCATCGCCGTTTCCGTCGACCGCCAGGCCGGCAACTACATCCGCGTAGGAATCGTCCCAGTCAGTGATGGCGACCGGAGTCTTGTCGGAGTACTTGTTGTTGCTGGAGGTCGTGGTATCCTTGGTCATGCCGATGAACTGGCCGTCGCCGTCGCCGGAGATGATGGTCCGTTCCAGACCGTTCGCGATCACCTCGCCCAGGATGATGCGGATATACTGGTCCACCCACATCGGAGCGAAGCCGAAGTTGAATCTCGTGAAGTCCTTCGGGATCAGGAAGTATGCGGTGTACTTGCTCTTGGTGACATCGATCAGCTTCAGCTGTCCGGCCACCTGAGTGGAGATCGCGGAGCCGATCGCTCCCCAGCTGCCCAGCTTGGACGCCATCTGGGTTCCGTTCATGACCAGCTTCACGGCGCCGGCAGCGTTCACGAAGCTGATCTCTCCGAGCAGCTCGTGGTCCTTCTTCATGTCTTCGATCACGCGGTCGACGACGGTCGGAACGATCGCTCCGGTCAGGTTGGTGATCTCCTGCTTTGCGCCGCTCTTCACCGCCTTGATGAACTTCTGGTACCACTCAGTCTCCTCGCTGGTGAGCGCTCTGAGGCCTCTGGACTGCAGCACGGCGATATCGGAGACATCCTTGTACTGCTCAAACTCCTTCTCGATCACTTCTGCGACGGAGGTCTGCATTTCCTGGAGAGCTGCCGTTGCGGCCTCCACATCTCCCTTCTGCAGGGCCTCGTACATCTTCTGCATAACCTGTGCGTTCTGTGCTTTCATCAGATCTTTGTTGATCACTTTCTTATCCTCCTGTTTTTTATCTTCCGACGCGCTGCATGGCCGCCAGGAAGGTGTTCAGCGCACCCGGCTTTCCTGCCGGTGCAGCTTTCAGACTTTCAAGCATCTGGCCAACTTCGGCTTTCATATTGCGTGCCGCTGCCAGCTGGCTCTTCAGTTCTTCAATGGTCTCTTCTTCGTCTTTGTCGTCCTCGCCGTCGATGCCTTCTGCCTGGTAGGTATCCACGCATTCGCAGAAGCCATACTTCAGGCAGTCGTCCGGGCTCAGAACAGTTTCCTTCTCCATCATGACCCGGAGCTCTTCTTCGCTGATCTTGCCTCCGCTCCTGGACAGATAGAGCTGTACCGCCGCGTCGCCCATGGCGTCGAGCTGGTCCGCGTAGCTCCTCAGGTCTGCCGCGTTGCCCGCTGCCAGCATCCACGGGAAATGCAGAAGCATGGTCGTCCCGAGCCCCATGTGGAGCTCGTCGCAGGCCATCGCGATGTCCGCTGCCACACTGTACGCATAGCCGTCGACATAGCCGACGACCTTGCAGCCCTTCTGTGCCTTCTGGCGCAGCAGGTTGTAGATCGTCACGCCTTCCCCGACTTCTCCGCCCCTGGAATTGATATGCACTTCCAGGACGTCCGTGTCCGGGATCTTCGCCAGCTGGTCGCGGATGTATTTTGCGGATGTCTCAGACTGTCTATAGCTCCAGGCCTTCCAGTCGAAGTCCCCTTTCGCTCTGATGTCATCGTAAAAATACATCTGGTGGACCTTGCCGTCCGCCTTCTGCACTACCTCGCCGAAGCGATATTTCAGTACTGCCGTCTTGTTCCTCATTCGCCTTCACCCTCCTTTCCTCTGTTATTCCCTTGGCCGTCTGTCAGCGCCGCAGGTTCGTTATCTCCTTCTTCCATTGCCGCCGCATTCATGAAGTTCTTGCTGCGGTAATGCATCCGGCTCCATTCAGTGTTCAGCGGGACATCTCCCGCCTTTCTGCGCACCTCGTCGAGAGAGTACCCTGCTCCGACCAGGTTGAAGATGTGATCCGCCTCGTCGAAGATGTTCACGTGCTGGATCGTCGCCGTGTCGATCTTCTGGTACGTCCCGGTCAGTACTGCTGCCCCGTTCCTTTTCCGGTTGTTTTCCCTCTCCATCATCTTCGCCACCGGGTCGATCCCGAAGGTGATGAAGTTCTGCGTGATCTTCGTCACGTCCGCGATGTCCCCCCTCATGAGGGCCGGCGGAATGTTCAGCGACATGGCCACATGCGTTTTGATCTCATCGGAGAGATCCGTGACGTCCTTCACCTCCGAGGTGCTCTTCTTCGTCGCTTCCGCGCCTTTGTTCTCGTACTTGAAGCCGCTCCACAGAGGCATTACTGCGTTCGGGTTGCGGAAGTAGCTCTTGAAGCTCTTGTTCATGAGCTCCGCATACACCTGGTTGAAGTCCCTGACGGTCCCGTCCGCGTTCTTCCCGTAATTTGTGGTCGGCGCCATGGCGTCGATGTACAGGATCCCGCGTTCTCCGCCGGCGCGGAGGAACTTCGTTTCCGCTGCTGTCAGCATCTCGGAATATTCATGCTGGAGCTGGTCCATCAGGTTCCGGAGGTTGTCGTTCTGCAGCCTGTAGAACAGCACATCTGATGCCCGGAAGCTCTTCCTGAACGTGAACGGGTTCCCTCCGGTCCCTTCCCCGCTCACTGTCACGTCGCGGAAGACATCCGGATACAGCGCATACTGTTCTCTGGTGTACGTATCCGCCACGAGCAGGTGCCCGGAGCTCGACGGGATCACCAGACACTCTCCGGTGTAGATCAGTCGGCCAACGACCCGGTGCAGGAACTGACTCGCGTTCTCGTTTCTGTTGGGTTCGAAGTTCCATAGGTAGTATTCCTCGCCCTGCTTCTCTTCCCAGTTCAAAAACGTCCTCACCTCGCACTTTGACAGCGCTCCGGCGATCAGATTGATCCCGACGTGGAGGTAAAAGTCGTACAGAGCGAGCTTGTTCCAGGCGCCTGAATCGATAAAATCCCTGAGCTCCGTCGAAGACACCTCTGTCGTGTTCGACGTGCCCATTTTGTTCTGGATCCACTTCCAGAAGTCTGTGATCATTGACATAGTTACACTCCTTTAGTACGTAAATACCCCCATGTTTACGGCCGGCAACTCCACCTCTTCCGGGAGGAAATCCAGGCAGCAGATGCTGTGCACCCAGGCCATAAATCCATCGGTTTTCCTGAGTTTGGGCTCGATCTTCCCGTAGGTCACGTTCCCTTTTGTGTCCATGACTCGCTTCGCGTTGTTCGTGTACCAGGCCATCATTCTGTCCCAGCCCGTGACGCTCTGCGTCAGGAAGAGGCTGTTGATTACCGGGCTCGCCTTGATGATGTCCGACGGGCGGATCAGATAGATCCTCTTGTTTTCCTTGTCGAAAGCCTCGAAACCCATGATCTGCTTGAATTTCGCGTTCAGCCAGGTGTACCTGTAGGCGTCGATCCCGATCATCCGGATCGTGTAGCGCATCGCCATCTCCGAGAACCACAGCACCGGAAGATCTGTCGGGATCTCGACGTCGTCCACGATGGTGCAGTATCCCTTTTTCTGCCATTCCCTAATGGGTGCCTTGATGGCCGGCAGGTCCTTCGACTTCGCGCAGATGAAGCTGTGGTGCAGATTGACGATCTTTCCGTTCTTCCGAAACGTCAGAATGCAGCCGCAGAAGTCGTTCA